GTGGCCGCTGAAGGTCGCGTTCCACGTCGGCGTGCCGCCAGCGTTGGTGTCAACGATGAAGCCGATGCAGTTCTCTTCGGCCTGAGACAATGTTCCCGATGCCACGCTTGGCGCGGTGGACGTACCGTGCGCAAGCACGATCTTGTCCATATTGTCAACAACGTTGTCGGCTACGACAATGGCACCCTGGACCGATGAGTTAGCCGCGTAGTTAACGGTAATCGTGTCGGACGTAGAAAGGGCGACCGAGCTACCGGGGCTGAAGATGTATAGCTGAGTGGTGGTGTTGACTACATCGGACTGCATAAGCTGCCAGTTCTGCAACTGGCTGTCTACCACGCTGATGATGCTGGTGGCAGTGTTCATCAAGATGCCGATGTACAAAAGGTCGCCGCTCGCTACGGCGGTAGCGACAGCGACGACCAGGGCAGTGCTACCGCCCGATGCGGCAGTGTTGCTGCCGACCAGGTACGGTGTTCCTGCCATTAATCCAACCCCAGCTTCTTATTGCCCTTGTGCCTCTTGTACTCGCGCAGAACCGAGTGAATCTTCTGCGCCTGAGCATCGGGATCGCCAAGGGGCGCGATGTTGAACACGTTGACTTGCGTGAATCCGCCCTCGTTCATTCCTGAGCGGACGGGGGTGACGCGCTCTTGCACGCCACCCTCCCCGAAGGTGTAGGGCCGTCCTGAGACGCCCACGCCGAAGATCGGCTCTGTGATCATGCCGCCGTACTTGAAGCCCTGAGCGAAGTACCGGCGTGCCGCGCCGATACGCACGCCAGCGCGGGGAATGCCAGGGCGCTCATAGGCGCTCATGAAGTGAAACGTAGCCGCATCGACAGATGAAGAGTGACGGTTAATGTCACCGACCGAACCGTTGACGGCAATGTAGTGCATGGTCGCATTCAACTGGTTGGCAAGGTCATTCCTGACGTTACCTGTAATGTGAACGCCCCACCGGGACATCGGCGTGAAGCCGATCAGCCCGCCGTTACGAGAGTTCTCCCGAGCCTCCGGATTAAGGGTAGACTCAGCGAACATGTTACCCATGATGCCTGCGACGGCACGCTTGCGCAGGCCGTGTGCCAGCAGGAACCTGCCAATGATGGCGGCATTAGAGCCGCCGCCCAGGTTGCCAATGCTCGCAGTGGCCTGAATGTCATGCTTGGAGAAGAAGCCAGGCGGGACCTTGCCGACCGGCCTCTGGCCGAAGTTGGGGGCCTTCCTCACACCAAGAGCGACTAGCAGTTCATCGAAGTTGTGGCCCATGGCAGTCGGGTGAGCACCAGGGTCACCGCTGTGCGCCTGCTGGCCGAGCTTGGCAGCCATTGCCAGACCGCCAGTGCCAGCGCCCCAGCCTGCTTCAATCCCACCATGCATTATACCAATAACGGTATTGGTATCGACCTTCTGGCCACGGTGAACGCGGGGGGTAATGTTCTCTGCCTGGAAAACGAACTTGCCAGCGTAAGGTGTCCCAGCGCCAAGACGCTCTTCAATAAAGGCACCGCCAGGCCAGCCAGCATTCATGGTGCTGCCGATGGTGCCGGGGCCAATGGCGAAGATGGGACCAGAACCGCCGAAGTCCACGCCCATGTCAATACGCTCGGGCGTCAATCCCTTGATCTTGCGGAACGGGTTCTTCATGCCCTTGACGCCAGTGCCCGTGCTCGTCGCCACGGTCACCAGGCTGGTCAGCTTCTTGATGATCTGCGAGATAAGCTCGTGCGCCACGCCGCCGATCATGCCGGTGATGCCGCTCTTGGGAAGGTGGCTGAAGATGAGGTTGTCGATGAAGCTGATACCCTTGCTGGCTACGCCGCCAGCCAGGTTGTCCACGAACTTCATGCCATTGCTGAAAACAGTTCCGGCAGCCTGAAGCAGCCCCTTGGCCTTGCTGCTCAGGCTGCTCCAGATACCGCTGAAGAAGCTGCCCACGCTGCCGAAGAAGTTGCCAATCGGGTTGCCGCCAGCAGTACCGCCGCCAGCGAAGCCGCCGTGGCCGCTGGTGTTCTCACCAGGCCCGCCAGCCATGCTGTCAACGGCGCTCTTGCCGCCCATGTGGCTGACTTCCTGCACCGACAGCACGCGCTCTCCGGTCGAGAGCATGGCAGGGTGGTTGTCTTCCCGAGGCCCGCCAGGACCCTCAATCCAGCCGCCCTCAGCCAGCCTGGCGACGTGCGGGAACTTCAGCCCGCCTGGAAGGTGCAGGGCGCTGACAACGGTGTTCCAGATGTTGCCCAGCTTGTTGATGATGTTGTCGATGACCCAGTTGATCGCGGTCTTGCCGACATTCTTGACGGTGCTCCACAGCTTGTCCCACGTGCCGGTCACGTCATTCTTGATGCGCCGGAAGAACCCTGTAACGTCATTCCACAGGTTCTTAGCAATGCCCACGATGTTATGCCAGGCCGTGCCGAGGCGCTTGCTCACCCAGGTCCAGAGCTTGTCCCAGATACCATTAATGAAGTGCCATATATCGAAGAACCAGTTATGTATATCATTTCCCAGGTTCTTGAACACCTTCATGAGACGATGCCAGGCGTCACTGAAGAAGCCAACGGCCCAGTCCCAAATCTTGTGCCACTGGTTGTTCACAAAGTGCCAGGCATCGAAGAACCAATTGTGAATGTCGTTCCCGAGGTTCTTGAATACCTTGACCAGACGCCTGCCTACGGCATCAAAGAAGCCGACAACCCAGTCCCAGATTTTATGCCATTGGTTGTTTATAAAATGCCACGCATCGAAGAACCAGTTATGAATGTTATCGCCAATGCGCTGGAACGTGCGCACCAGGCGACCGGCAGAGTCCTTGAAGAACGATGTTACACCGTCCCATATCTTGTGCCAGATGTTGTTAATGAAATGCCATACATCAAAGAACCAGTTGTGGATATTGCCACCGAGGCTCTGGAACCAGTGCATGACGCCCTTGGCTGCCTTCTCGGTCCACTTTACAACATCGTCCCACGCGATCCTGAAGAAGTGCGCGACGTTCATCACCGCGTGTCCCAGGCTCTCCAGCAGGCGAGCGCTGTTGGCAGCGAAGCGACCGAGGGCGACCAGGAGGATGCCGATGATCTTCATGACGGCGACGAAGACGATAGACGACTGCTTGAACGTCGGCCCCATGTTCTCAAGGAACGAGCCGAATGCCTTGGCCAGGATGACAAAACCGCGCACGATCATCGGCAGGAACGGCTGCATCTGCTTCAGCGCAGCGGTAATGGCGGGGAAGATAATCCTGGCGACCCGCTCGAATATCTGCACGAACATGCGAATGAACGGGATGGACGCCTTGAACATGGCCGTAAGGGCAGGACCCTCGGAGCGAATGAACGAAGCGATCTGCTTCATGATCGGCCCGAGTGCCTTGGCAATCGGACCAAGGTCCTGAGCGAGGGACCTCATCGCGCTATTCTTGAAGACCGTGAATTGCTGAGCCAGTGGCTGAAGGGCACCGAAGACGCTCTTGTCCCGCGCCTGAGTAGCGTCTGCCCGCAGAAGCTGGTTGCCTACCGCGAAGCGTGAGCCTGCCGGGGCGTTGTTCAACTGCCGTTGCAGGGCAGCAACCCTCTTGGCGTCTGCCAGCAGCTTCTTGTTACCGGCTGACCCGAGAGCCAGGGCAGCAGCGGCACCGCCACCACCGACCAGGCCGCCAGTGCCCACCGCTCCTACGGCTGGCAGCAGGGCACCGAGCAGCGGTGCCAGCACACCCATGGCGACCAGGAAACCGGGGCTTGTGCCGAAGGTAGCCGCGCTCTGAAGGCCGCTGCCACCACTAGGCTGGCCTTTCCCGATCAGGTTCTTCAGGATGTTGCCACCGCCGCTGCCAGCACCGGCAAGGCGGGAACCGAGCGAGCGGTGGACGCCGACAGTAGCATCGACGTTCTTACGACCGAGACGGTCCAGCGCAAGATCGGCTGCCCGAATCTCCAGCATCATCTTGTCGAAGCCGTCGAGGCCGATCTTGGCGTCGTAACGCCGGTCGGTTATTTTCTTGATCTTGAACGCGAAACGGTCGAGCTTCAGCGTGGCATCTTTGTCGTTGATGCCGAGGCGCATGGTGGCAACGCGCCGCTGGAACTTGTCGCCCATCAGGTTCATGGCGACGAACTTGCGGCGGGCTTCCTCGTCCTTAGCGCCGAGCTTTAGCTCGACATTCATGCCGTCGAGATGACTTGCCTCACGCGAGATAACGCGCATCTCGTTGCGCGTATCAGCCCCTCCCCTGGTCAGGAAGTTCAGGATTACGCTACGCTCTGGCATGTCACCCCCCTTGCTGCTGTCGCTGCTTCTTAAGATTCTCGTAATGGTTGTCGATTGAGAGGACGTAGGTGAAGAAGTCGTTGCAATACAAAGCGTCTACTCGCAACGCATCAATGTGACAGAGATGCGCCATATCCCAAAGGTATTTCTGGCGCAACTCCCCGATGTCGCTGTCGAGTAGACGCTTTGTCGTTACGTCCGGTCCACGGTAGGGCGCGGGCGCTTACCCGCAGCCTTATCTGCGGCCTTCCTCTCGGCCTCTTCCTTCTCGGTGGCCTCCTGAAGCGCCTTGGCGAACTTCACGATCTTGAAGTCAACCTCGCCAATGGGCCTTGCCTTGCCGCTATTGGCCAGCATCAGCCAGTAGATAGCCAGCAGGGCGTCAGGATCACCGTCAGCCAGTCCGCTCTCAAGCCCCATCAGGGTCAGGTTGCAATGTTGCTTGATCATCTTGGCCTGGCCGACCGTGATTTCCTCAAGGTCGAAGTCGTAGACCTCGCCCTCATATTCGAGCTTCATGCCTCTACCTCATTTCTCAATCTAGACCCAGGTCCTTTGCCCAGTCGTCTAGCACTTCCGCGAACCTTTCTGCCGCTTCCTCGGCTTTCATGTCCGCCGCCTCGCTCATATACGGGCGGTGCTCCTGCTGGTACCAGTGATCCCGGTCACCGAACAGAGGGTGAAATGCGCCCGTCTCGAATGGCCAGGCATTAGGCGCTTCGTGCCTATCGGTCTCTACGCGGACTCCGGTAATGCCGCCCTTTACCCTCGTCGCGGGCGGAATGCGGCGCGAAAAAGCGGCAGCGATTGTCCTGGCTGCCTCGGCCACAACCTCTGCCGCTTCCTTCAGCCGCTCGGTCTCTTCCTGCTTCATGTCCGCCTCGCTCGCGGCAGCCAGCGTGCGCTGACGGCCAGTGCGAGTGAAGTTCGCACGAACAGTAGTGATCGAAGAAGGGCCTCTCGGCACGGCCATTACGGCGCGATGTCCGAAGAGATGTACTGAATCTGGTAAGGCGAGGTCAACTGGTCATCCAGGCCCGTGAAGGAACAAGCCTGTGTGACAACCTGCGGCCCGCCGACCTTGGGCGACTCACCATCGAGCTTGATGTTCGGAATGGTGATGATCACAGTGTCCTTGTTGGCACCGGAAGTACCGGCAATGTTACCGACAAAGGAAAGCTGCATCGACACCGTGGTGTCACCAGAGAACGCGTTATACATCGTTCCTGGCGTCAGCCACTCAGCCTCGAACTGGCCGCTCAGGGTGCGGAAGCCAGACTCAAGCTGCTCAGCCTTGAAGCCGGTGTTCCCGAGGAAGTACCGGGCGGTATCCAGAACCTTGGATTCCTTGACCGACGCTGAGCGCACGTTAGCCGCCGTAGTGGCACCGGGGAGCGTGAGAATGCCCGCAGTCAGTGTCGGGGTACCACCCGTTAGGATGGACGCCTGCTTGAAGTGGAAGACGTACAGCGGGTCCACGGCGATGCCAGGCTCAGCCGCAGCCCAGCCAGATTGGAGCGTCGGAACCGAGCCGTTCAGCGGGTCCGAGTTACCCGTCAGGGCAAGCTCGTTCCTGGCGTCAACGGTCAGCGTAAGCTGAGCCAGTGCGCCAGTGGCCACGCTGATTTCCCAGTCAACGATCTTGCAGCCCACGTAGGTGAACGGGACCACGGTCACGCCGTCGATGTAGGGCACGCCCTTCTGGAATGACAGCGACATGCCGCCCGTGTTGCCGGGGGAATGGTAGGACTGCCAGGCCGCAGTGGCGGCGATCTGCACCGGGGTGAACAGCGAGCCAGCACCGACAGTGGTCGTGTTAGGCGAGCCGGTCATGTGCTGAAGCAGAAAGTTCAGGTTTCGGTTGGGAAGGTCGCAGGTAATGGTGCCGCCAGCTTCGTAGTTCGTTAGCACGCGCCTTCCGGAGCGGTCGAACAACCCGCCAGCGTGCAGGCCCTGGCCTTGCACGGTGGTCTTCTTCATCTCCAGCGTCTCGCTCCTGATTTCGAGCGTTCGGCCTGAAGCGAAGGATGCGGAAGGGCAGACTCCCCACGTGGTTTCCTGAAGATAGGAAAATTGGGCAGAAATACCCGAGCCAATTCCAGCAGGCATTAGCTATCCTTCTTCCCATTGGTCTTCGGGGCCTTGAGGGCCTTCTCTTCGTCTTCCGAGAGAATGACAAACTCAGGACTAACCGCGTCGGGCCTACCGGGGACTTCTACGTAATCGCCCACGTGGTAGCCTTCACGGCCTTCCTGAACGCACTTGAGAACTGCCATGCCAACCTCTCTTAGGTCAGGCTTGCGATGCGCTGGCTGCATCTGATATCGAATGCCAGCGAGCCGAGCGACCGCCCTTGCTTGGTCGGTTCTGGGGTGAACATGAAATTGCCAGGTTCTGCGTACCGGACGTTTCCGCCCAGGGTGCCGTCATTAGCTATGGCAACGGTGATTAGCTGGAACGCGTTCATGACCTCGGTCTGCCGCGTCTCCCAGTTCTGGTCACCGCCCAGGCTGGAGAGAATGCACATGATCGAGAAGTGCTCTTCACGCCGGAAGCTAGGACCTAGCTCGGCAGGGACCTGATTGCCATGCCAGCCAATGCACTGAAAGGTCAGCGGGGCCTGATAGACAGACAGTTCCTTGCCGAAGTGAACGGTCGTTGGCGGGCTTGTCGGCAACGTAGTCCTCATCAGCGCGAGGAAGTACGTCATCGTAGCCGGAATGGAGCTAGACACGGTGCCTCAGTCCTGTCTTTAGTTGAGCTTGCGCTTGGACGCTGCCGCACCGGGAGTGTGGAACTGCGCCGTTAGCTTCTCGTCGCCCTCAGCACCCATAACCGTGATGGTGTAGGTCGGAGAAACGACCGCAGCGCAAGTCAGGGTGAAGGTGAACGTACCGAGTGCGGTAGGAGTGCCAGTCACGCGGCACTCGGTAGCGCTGACCACCGTCAGGCCCGTGGGCAGAGCGCCCGTGTTGACCGCGAAGGCCGAGGCCGCAGTGGCAGTAGACGTGGCGAAAGTTACCTCGTAAGGCACGCCCAGAAAGGCAGGAGGAAGGCCAACCTGCGTGGTGCTCCAAACCCATGCCATATTAGTTCAGTCCATTCACTGTGCTGTGGCCACCCACCATTACAACGTCCAAAGCGCTGTACATGAGGGTGATGGTGTAGGTGCCGGAAACCACCGCGCCAGCGGTGTCGGTGCCAGAAATGGTGAAGGTATAAGGGCCAACACCAGACTTGGGCGTGTTACCAGCAGAGGCTGCGCCAGTAGGAGTCCCGGTAATCCGCAGCGAGCCAGGAGCAGCACCAACGGTGTCCAAGGCCAGGCCCGCAGGCAGGCCGTTCAGAACGGTACCGGCCACGACAGACTGCGCCGTAAACACGGTCGCGTCCGACTTGTACGCCACCGAAGCCTCGTACGGCTGGTTAATGTACGCGGGCGGAAGCAGCACCGTGGTGTAAACGATGTCAGCCATTAGGTTCCCTCACCTTTGCTTGTGCCTCGGGGGTTAGATCGACATGAGCTAGTGAGACGTAGACGATCTTTTCTACGATCTTTTCCACTACCTTGGGCTTCGGTGGTGCGGACTTGACGGCGACAGCCTCGTCATCCATCCTGAACTTGTCAGCCATTACCCGATCACCGGCAATCTCCTGTAGGGGCGCAGCATTTCCAGAATCCTGTAGGGCACGCCGTGGTTAAAACCCGCGTAGCCCGAGGTACGGGTGAAGTCCGTCGCCACGTTGTCGTAGTTCGAGTTCCCCATGCTCCGCTGCTGGCTGTTCTGCCACCAGTGCGCGATCAGTTCGAGAGCAGCCAATCTGATAGCGCCAGGAATTGGCGAGGCACGACCGGCAGTGTAGACTACGCGGATATTGCCCTTACCGGGGACGAAGGGGATCAGGATGTTCCCGCCAGAACGGCGCGAGATTTCTCCCGTGTCCTCGTCCTCAATGCTGTACGCGAAAAGGTTGCCAGGGTTAGGCGTATTGGTCTGGATATAGGTTAGCTCGAAGTTAACGAACCCCCAGCCTTCCTCGATGTTCGTGATAGCGAGGATAGGCTTGTGCCACAGAAAGATCGTGGTAGCGCCGCCGTCGTACGTCTCATCGAACTGAGTGGGCGTGGTTACGTCGCACTCCATATCAATGACATTGGTGGCCGCGTCAATGAACCCGTTCAGCGCGGCGTCATCGGCAGTAGAACCCGAAGGGTAGCGCAGATGGGCCTTGGCATCGGCAAGTGTTACGATGCCCATGTCGCCCTCCTATTGGGCGGGGGAGCCATGGCGAGGCATTCCACGGCCCCCCCACGTATTAGGACGGGTTGACCTTGTACTCGACCACGGCACGCATGTCGTTAGGCTGCGAGTCCATCCTGACGTGAACGATGTAGCCAACCTGCAAGAAGTCGGCGTAACGCTCGGTCAGCCTGGTCAGGCCAGCCTGCTGAACCTGCCGCACAACCATGGCGCGGTGGAAGTCACCGAACCACAGCCCGCCCACGACGTTCACCGAGGACGAGACGTTAGGCATGTTCTGGTCAATCAGGTAGGGGAAGCCCCACAGCATGTCCGCTTCGCCCTGCTGCGGATTCGGCTGCCACAACGGGTGGCCGAAACCGTCAGTGATAATGCGAAGCTGGGTCAGCGTCAGGTCGTTCATGACCCAACGGCAGGCCCCGCCACCGGGAGCGCCCTGGAAGCCAGTCTCGGCACGAGCACCGGCGCGGTAGGCGGGGTCAACGGACCGCACCATTCCGGCGATGGAGTTGAACGAGACGAGGGACGTTGTACCACCAGCGCCAGCCGCAAGCGGCGTGATCGCGGTGGACGGCGAACCCAGGGTGAACACCTTGTCCGAAGCACCAGCCGCAGGCTGGAAGACCCTCGGGACACCAAGCGCAGCATTGGCGGTGTGAACGCCAGTCAGTGCCCTTGAGGCAGACCCTGCTCCGGTGTGAAGCTCCTGCGCAACGAGCCTGCCGATAGCCTCACCGGCACGGTCATTCACGAAAGAGTCCACGTCAAAGGCAGAGTCCTGGATGATCTGAATGGACGCCAGGATGACGTTGGAGGTCATGGTCCACGCGAAGAGCATGCCCTGACCGAACACGTAGTCCTGGAACCCAGCGCCCTGACCTTCTGTGATGTACGTACCCACGATGGAGGTCGGGTCGTTAGTCGGCCACGGCATCGGCGCACCGGAGTCGGTGGGGATGACGTTGCAGTACTGCAACAGCCCGCCGTACGCCTTCAGAGCGATCTGGAGGTTGTTCCAGAAGCCCTGCGGGATCAGGTAACCACCAGCCGTGGTCACACCGGCACCGGCAGTCTGGAGAGCCGAGGCGTCAAGAGCGGCCACACGGGACTCACCCTCAAGCATGCCACGCTGCTCTTCGTTCAGGCCGCTCAGGCCGCGCTTCAGGAAGGCGCTAAACGCCTCCGAGTACGGGTCCTTCTGACCGTCACGCTGGTCGCGGGAAACGCCACGCTCAGCCGCCTGCTCGTCCTTAGCAGCTTCAGTGCGCTGGTGGCGCTGAACCATTTCCAGGTCCTTCTGAAGCTCGGACAGCCGTACCTCTCGGTCGTCATAAGCCTTACGGTCCTCGGTTGTAATGGTCTCGCCCTTGTCGAGCTTCTCCATCACCGCGACCTGCTCGTTCCACACGTTGGCGCGATCCTCTCGGATGCGCCGCTCGCGCTCACTGATTCCAGGCATTAGTCTTTGCCTTCCACTAGGGCCTTGCGTTCGTTGTGGCGCTGTCGCCACGCATTACGCGCACGCTCTTTAAGCGCTGCGGTCTCTTCCTTGTTCAGGCTGGAAGGCTGGCCCTCCGAGCTTTCGCTCGGGAGTTGAATCCATTTCAGTTCGTTCATGTACTCTTCTCGAAGCTGCTCGTTCCACGTCTCCGAGTCGAACTGGATCGTGATACCGTCGCGTGCTTCCACGACGATAAGCTCTGAGTTCTTTCCGTCTGCGTCCAGCTTGATTCCAAGCTTCTTGGCAGCGCTGGTTACCCTTTTGCTGGCGTCTGATAGCACCGCTCCATCGAGAGTTCCGCCATAGCTCCTGAGATAAAACGAGGCAGACCTTACCTCGCCCTTAGTCTCAAGGGGGAAATCGCCATCGTTCCATCGCTCGCGCTGGTACCAGGCAATAAAGGCATCCAAGCCTGCGCTTTCTACATCGCGCATCGACACCGTAGTGTCGCTATAGGCCGGGAAAGTAACGACGCTAATCTCGCGTACGTTAATCTCGTTGAGGGTACGAAGGGGGATGTCGTCTTCAGTCTCGTAATCCCACGTGTCTGAGACGACCTCGAAAGAGAATGAGCAGCCGCCGTAGTTATTGGCGCGTACATTCTTTACAACGT